TGATGTGACAGAAGGTGCAACACACTATCATGCAACCTACGTATATCCCGATTGGGCTGAATCAAAGGAAAAAACCGTGCAAATAAATAATCATATATTTTATCGTTGGAATTATAAATGAAAAAAAATGATGGATTTGAATTCTCAACTGAAGATGGTTCTGATTTTTCTATCGGAGTTGATATGGGAATTGATGTTATGAATTTAATAATGAAACATATCCAAGCAAGATCGATTGAAAATGAACCTGTCGTGTCTATTGGTGTTCTCGTTGCCATATTCGGATGCTTGTATGACATGACAGAAGATCAGGATCTATCTGAAGATGAAAATTTCGAACCTGTCGATAAATTAATTGAAATAGCACAAACAATAGCAAAAAGTTCAAACACAGTAGAAGGTGTAACAATAAACTAATGAATGAAGATGATATTGCTCTACAAATTGTTAGAGAAAATTTGGCAAAAGAAAATTTAAAATATTATGAGGAGGAGGATTCGTTTATTGATGCCGTAGAACGTATTCGACTGCTTATAGAAACAACAATCGCAATGCGTTGTGAAAAGGCTGGGTACGACATTATTGAAGCAGAAAAATATGCCAGTAAAATCCGTAAAGATTGGCGAAGGGTTTTGCGTGGAGTTTAATGCTAAAAGTTGATCATATTCTATCGAAAGAAACTTACGATTGGATTCTCAATCGTCATTACGCCAAACGTGTCCCTAATATTACGGATGCGTTTGGCTTGTATGACGGCAAAGAACTAATAGGAGTAATTACCTATGGAATTCCACCCTCACCATCTCTTTGTCGGGGCATTTGTGGTGATGATTATTCTCACCTTGTTCTTGAACTAAATCGCGTATGCCTCCTACGCAATAATAAAAACGAAGCCTCCTTCTTTGTTGCTAAAACTCTGAAGATGGTGCGCAGCCCACGAATCGTGGTGTCCTATGCAGATACAAGCATGAACCATGTAGGAACAATCTATCAGGCGTGTAACTTTATCTATACAGGAATATCTGCAAAAAGAAACGAATGGCGCGAAATAGGAACTAACAAACATTCAAAAACTTTGTGTGAGCAAGTGTCCCTAGAAGAACGTATGCGTGATACCGAAAAGTATGAGCACATAGCGCGACCCCAGAAACATCGTTACATCTATCTATTAGGGTCTAAGAGTGAAAAGAAAACTTTTAAAAAAGCTTTAAACTATCCAATCGAAGAATATCCGTCTGGCTCTTCTAAAAGATACCAGACGGATGCCCATGTAATTAAAACACAGTTACGATTGTTTTGACCAATAACCGTAAACACAACGTGTCCCATTTCTAGAAGGATCATGCGTGTCATGAATGACACCATCAATCATTGCTGTAACGTGAAGACTACAATTGACTGCAATCGTACCGCTTGGCAATTCATCCGACCTTAAATGAACCGTGCAACCCGAACCAATAGACATTGTCGGTGTCCAGACAAGATCAAGTGCTTCAGCTACTTTTTTAACGGTAGCTTTATAAACCCCTGAACGAACCGTTGATTTATTACGTTTGCGCTTGGACTTTCGCTCTCGCTTGGAAAACTCCTTAATAAGATCTGCGACCTCATTATATGATTTGCCACTTACGATTGCAAAAGACCGACATACACAATCATCAGCACGACCGTTAAATCCAGACTCCTTCGCGCCTCCGTCATTAAAAACAAAAGTTTTATTAACAGGTTTTTCATTATTGCCATAAATAAGATATTCAAGCCCTAATGTGATTTTTGACTCAGACATAACTAACCCCTTTCAGGTTTCTGATTGTTTATTAACTATTTCAAATAGCCCAATGTTTCACGTGAAACATTGCAAGACGGTAGTCCTCATGGCTACTGGAACTGTTGGCTCAACCTTAAAAAAAGTATTCCGTGAGTGTCTTCGCCATGAAGAGTACCTATATATAGTATACCACAAGTCGCATACATTTAATAGTTTTATTTTAAAGTAAATAAAAACAATGAGTTAGCGAAATGTCTCATGTGAAACATTGTCGAAAATATCACCAAAATCGCTTGTTTTGCACTTTGGCGCGAATCGAAGACCCGATTCGTTTAACCCCATAATCTGGCTAGAATGATATAAATATAGCTCCATCGTCTTTAAACCGCGAACCAAAATCCATGCCGATGAATTCTGATGCCTTAACATAAAACTTAGTTGGTGGGGAGAAATCTTCACGGCAAAGTTAGGACTTGTCTTTAACTCCAGTAAATGAAACACGCCTCGCGGATCAGAATAAAAAATGTCAGGAAAACCAAGACTTACTGTCGTTTCTATCCTAGTGAGATGAGACTTTGATAGATTCTTTTTCTGATATTTCTTCAAATCCTGATATAGCTTCGACTCTGGCTTCCTCGATTTGCTTGGTTGCTTCGCTAGGAGTGATGTTGATAACATTGTTTCCATATGAATTCTTTAAATCCTGAAGTGCCTTCTCTACCTCTTCACGGCTCATCGAATCAATAGAACCATGTCTTATTTCAGACTTATTAACGTAAATGTTTCCTTGCGCTTGACCTCTCCTGTATTCAGCTTGAACCGCAGCTGAATATGCTCCGTTCTCTAAAGCTATGTCCCTGATGCGTTGTAAGTCCCTTACGTGCCTCGAAAAGGTAATCCCGAACTTCTCATCTAATTCTATCTTTTTTTTACGAATTTCAGCGACTACATGGGGACATATGTTTGGGTTCGTTAACTCATAAGCTTTTGCATGAGCACTTTTTTCAGAATATCCTGCGTTTATCGCAGCCTGTCGCTTCGTGATTGTACCATCGTTGTCCACGAGTTGAGTAACAAAACGCTTCTGCTTGTCTGTCAAAGGGCTGTTTTCATTTAAACCTCTACCTTTTGGTCTTCCACGACCTCTAGATATAGGACTATTTTCTTTTTCCATTTTTGTTTCCAATAAATTTTAAACAAAGTTTGCAAATATTATACTAATATATATATAGAAATATACAAATGTAACTTTTGTAACTTTTTTGAAAAACCAAATATGTTACAATCTGTTCTTATATTATTAAATAATATCAACTACTTATTAATAGTGTAACTTTTTTCACACCTGTTACGCCTTTAAAAAATATTTTTTATTTTTTTTTATTTTTCACGCATAGTAATAGATGTAGACAAACAAGAAAAAATTGTTTGTTTTCAATATAGTTACGCGTAACTTTTTTGTAAAAAAAATGGTGTAACACTCTGTATAAAAATGTTACACCATTAGTTATGTCGTCAAAAATCACGATCATAATTGCATATGATTCGTTGTTAGTCAATCGTCTTTGTACTCCTTATTTGTTAGTTTAATAGTTACCTTTATTCCCAACTCGTCCATATATTCATTTTGGACTCGAAGGGCATCTTTTTTGTTATCAAACCAATATTCTTGTTTTAAACCTCTATTGGTAGATAGATAAACACCCCAACCAAAATCACTTGTAGTCATTTTATTCTGTACCTCCTTTTAACTTTCTTTTCCGAAAAAGACCCTGTCAACATAAACAAATAAATTTTACTAAATAACCAAATCATATTTCATCCTCAGATAAGTTCACTTCTAGAACCGTTTCATCATTATCTCCGTAAACTGGGTCTTCTTCACATTTTTTAAAGTTACAATAGTCCATCTCAGCTGCCTCCGCATTGTCAGCTTCTACGAAATAATGTGTATAGGTATAAGATTGTGTTGTTACTTTATAAATTGCCATTTTTTTTCTCCTCTAATTTATTGTGTGGAATTCCAAGTGTCTTGAATGTCTACTTTAAATTGTTCTTGTTCGTATTCCCCATTTGCTAACTCAGATAAAAGCAGATAAAGATCGTCGAATGTACATTCACTACCAACCCAGTTTTTAACGTGCTCGACTGTTACATCTTCCATTTTTTCTTCCTCCTAAACTTTTGTTAATAATACTGAGACAGCTTCTAAAGCCTCTCGAATAGCCTCGTCACGATCATTCATAATCAGACAAGTAGAACCATCATTTGGTATATTAGAACCAACCTCTATCAATTGTTCTTTTCCGTGAATAACGGTTTGAATAGAAAATCTTTCCTGAATACCTTCCTTTGTTGCCTCGTCTTGATTATGAAAAGCAAACAATTGAACATATGTTTCCGTATCATTGTCATAATTAAAATGAACAGAACCACATGAGTCGTTATGGTAAGAACTATTTTCCCAGTTAGTTGTTGATGAATAATATTCCTGAGAGTGAAAGTTTAAATCTTTTAACAGATCTTCGATAAAAGCTTGGCAGTCTGGATTGTAATACCAGAATATATATTCTTTATTTTCCATTTTTAAAAACCTCATCAACGTCTTTTTCAAAATCGTCAATTAAATTTGCAATCTCTCCATGCCAATTTCTTTCGTGCATAGACTTTTCTAATTCATTAACCACAATCATTTTCAACCATGTGATATATTTTTGTTTAAATTGTTTTAATTCCATGATTACACCTATTAAATAATATATTTGACATGATATGCGATAAAGTGCATACTAGTCAAGTAAATAAAAAATGGAGTCAAAAATGAAAGAAAAATATTTAGGTAGATGCGGAGTTGATTCAGGTCAACTTTTATTAACAGATCCTTGTTACTTGAAGGACTTTAAGAACAATGAGTTTGAGGATGAAAGAATTTACGAATGGTATGAAGAAGATTTACCAAAGATGCTACGTAAACGTACGATGGTCTATCCAAAAGACTTTCAAGATTATAATGAGCCAATTCAAATGATACAACTCCCTCCTGTTTTTAGGACTATGAATGAAATGATTGCGGAGGGTCATTTTAAATTAAAAAAATCAAACAAATCTAAAGTTGATTATAGTTATAATGGTTGTTGCCAAATTTCTTGTAATTCTGATGAAAATTTAAATGATCACTTAAATGGTTTAGGTGTTTGTTTTTCGACAAGTGGCGATGGAGAGTTTGAAGTTTACGGTGCTTTTAATGAAGATGAAACTTTAAACTATGTAAAAATTATTTTAAATCAAAGTGAAGATGATTTTTTAGAAGATGAGGAAGAATAAAAAATGACTAATCAAATAATCAAATTGAAAGGATTTCAACTACAAGAACATATTGATTTATCAGGCGATCATCATAAAGTGCTTTATTATTGCAAGTGGAATGACGGAGAAATTATTGAAATACATAATCCTAAAACTTTTAAAAAAGAATATGGAGAAACAGGTTTATTTGATAAAAACGATCAACACATTTTTGAATCAAATAATTATTTTAAAAATCAATTACCGTTCTGGGAATACTTCCAAGAATCTTCCATATATGATCATGATGAATATATAGACGTTATGTTCTCACTTGATAATATGTCGATTATGAGAATCAAATAAAACTTTTAAAAATAGATCTTGTAATAGGTCTATTTTTTTTGTTAGTTTATTGTATGCGATAAATTATATAATAAGGTCAAAAATCATGTTAAAAACAACGTTAAATTCTCAAGCGAATAAAACAAAAGGTTTAGCGGTTACATACCGATCAGGATCTAAAAATAAATTTGGTACGTGTCCGACCGATTGCGAATTGAATCCTAGCGGTTGCGGATCAAATGCAATAGATGAAAAGTATTTAGATGCCCTTTTAGATTGCAAACCTAAAAAAGGAGAATCATTTACATTTTCACACTTTAGCCCCGTTTTCTGGTTTCATAAAATGAGTGAAAAAACCACAACGATCAATTGGTCAACTAAAACCGTAAAACAAGCGATCCAATCTGTAAAAAATAAGATCCCAACCGTTTTAGTCGTTGATACTGAATTTTTTAAAAATGGGAAAAATAGAAAATTTGATAATGTTTTATTTGTTCGTTGTCCTTCAGAATATAATAAAAATTTAGGGTGTTTACAATGCGGATCAGGTAAACCCTTGTGTGCAAGGCAAGATCGGGAATATGTAATCGGATTCACTTCACATGGCGTTTTTAAGAAAGATGCAAGCGATCCGAATAAAAAAGGCGGATGCTATGGACACGGTGGTAATGTAAATATTCACTGGCAAAAAATGCCGAATCAAATCCAACCCGAATCGGATGCAGAAAAACTTAAAAAGTTTAAAAAGCAATTGCCTCATAATAGCATTATAAGGCATCACGTTGTCGGAGATCTTGGAAGTGATTGATCTATTTTTTAAATTTTTAAGATCGCATAAATTACAAGGCTTTTTTGAATTGATAACTTGTGCGATCTTGTTTGTATTTTTTTATTTATTAATGATATTTGTGTTTATCCTATAAAACTTTTTAAAAATTCACTTGCAAATATGCGATTGTTCAGATACTTTCAATCCAGACTAGGAAAGATCAATTTTAGTCGATCCGAAAATTAACGAATTAACGTTTTTAGAAAATTTTTAAATTCTGGATCTTGCCCTAAAATTGGTTAACGTTTTCAATCCCGTTTCTTGTTAGTCAGAATTTAGTCGTAGGGAATTATATAGCGACCTTATAAAAGTTTTAAAATTTTCATTATTTTTTTTATGGAGTCAAAAATGCAATTTAAAATTGAAAACGAGAATAACGATCTGCAAGCTTTACTTGAGAGAGTACAAGAACAACAAAAACGAACAGCTGATATTTTGCCACAAACAAAAGATCTGCAATTCAGAACCGTTGAATCTAGCGTTTCAGATAATAAACAATCTCAAATTGTTATTGAAGGGCTTAGAGGTGAACCGACAAGGATCGCCAAGGTGAATGATGTTTGTTTC